TTGGGTCGGGGTGATTTGTTTTTGTTCATAAAAAACCGATTTTGTTTTCTTTGTTTGTATTTCTATTCCGTTGTCTCTTAATGCGTCTGCCCTGATTGTTTGTCGGGTTTGGTTGCGTTGTGTTACATACTTGTGCCCCAGTGTGTTGTTGCACTTAGCGCAAATGCCTCGCAGATTGCTGGGGTCGTGTCCACCGCCTGCGTCTATTGGTGTGATGTGATCTACCTGTGAACTTGGTGCTTTGTTGCAGACTGTGCATATTGGTTGTTCTCGAAGTATTCCCCCCCTGTTTTTGAGGTACTCCGGGTGTTTGTGGTGTTGGCTCATAATGCACTGACGCGCGCTGTCGCGCTTGTCCTTGTTTGTGGTTGGTGATGTTTCATGTCCGCCTCGATCTGTTGTTTGTGTTTTGTTTTCAATGTTACTCGTGTGCTGTTTAGACCTAGTGCGATAACCCCCCATGCGCTGCCTACAATCGCACTCCCTATGTCTTATGTCTTATGCCTGACCATGTGTTACCACATAGATCATCTACCCTCGTTTGCCGAGTGTTCTTATTGCACACATCATTGCACTGATGCAAGCCTTGCCCGTAATTAGTTATCTAACTTGACCAAATTTACTTAACGCTTTAACCTCATTTACACCAAACGCAACCAGCCAACAACGATTTGGTGCGGATTGTGGCATAACACCTGTTGGACTATGAAACTTTAAATAATCAAGCACACCAAACGCTGCACCGCTATTCCATAAAGTACCAAACCATCGCCCATTTGAAGTTGGCAACAATGCAACACCCTGACCGTGTTCAATGAACCGAGTTACCCAAGGTGTTGGATTACTGTACGGCGGGTTCATCCAAACTGATCCGTACCAGTCGCTATTCAAACCATCTTCCGCTTGAGTTAAGTAACTTTTACACGGCACAAATGGCGCACCGTTTGGCGGTGCTGCTACATCTAAATCAAATATTAAATCAAGTAAATCAAATATGTGTTTCGGCGTGTAATAATCATCGCTTGTAAACTCAACTTGAGGTGTTTCAAATAATTTCATGACTGCAATGACTCAATTACCTGTGATGCCTCTTGCTTGCTTAACGCCTCAATGCTTGAGTATTCGTTGCCTAATACTTTGTTTATGTATGGCATCAATTCGGTTGTGCCTATCTTTTTCTCGAATGCGCGTGCGCGTATCATTCCGCGCTGTTTAGGTGACGCATAAGCGACTTGCGCCACCGTTTGTGTGTCACCAAACGGTTGTTCTAGGTCGTCTCGAATGGGTGTCACATTTGCTACTACCGCTGGCTGGCGTGCCTGCACCTCGTTGCGTGACGCTATTGACTTGCCTATCCCCATGCCAAGGAACCCGAGCGCCCTGCCTAAACATGATGTGCTTGCGTTCATCATCTCACTACCTTTTGTGTATGGTGTGCGACCAGGTATTGGTTCCCAACAGTACGCAATTGACGGTTTTTGATCTGCAGCATCGCGCCACACATAACAACAAATTTCCACATATTGCTGGTTGTCTACTATCACAATTATTGGTTTTGTTTCTTGTATTCGTAAATCAGGCCAACGCTTTAACGCCTCAGCCAGTCGAGTAGGTACATCTACATAGTCGCCTAAGTTAAATGCGTTCATGATCGGTTTAACCGGTTGAGTGCCGTTGTCGCCAATTCGCCAACCTGAAATTTCATCTCATCAAGTAAGCAGCGACATTCTTGCAGGTCTTGAATAGTTTTAATTAACAGTCGTTCTATCCTGCGATTGTTTTCTGTCAATATCTCGTTTTTTTGTCGCGCGATAGTTAACTCATCAACTAAATATTCGTTGGTGACTTGTAATTCGTTAAACTCAATCATTTGTTGCCTCGCTAACATCGTGGTTTATGCGTTCCCAATGCAAGAAACAATGATCATCATCGCAACCTGCTAATTCTTTAACTATTTTGTTAACTAGTTCTTGTAGTTTTGCGTTTTCTGCTTTTAGTGCGTCACGCTCGCGCGCTACTTTCATGCCATGCTCGGCAGAGTCTCGTAATTGTTCTCGACTGCCGTAGTGAGGGTCGTAACTGCGTCTCATACACACCGCCAGACAATCGCTTCGTTACCAGCGCGCGTCAAACGCCTAACGCCGCTGTCAATTACTAGACCGTCTTTAACTAATGTGCCTCGAGTCGGCCTGACCGTGTTGCCTGACATGTTTAACGCTGTTTCTATTTCCTCGTCAGTTGCAGGCCGACCCAGTAGGTAGGCGTGTACTCGCTGACGCTTTTTGCCTGTCTTTAGTTTTACTTTGTGTGCCGCGTCACGACTTGTTTGCTGTGCGTCTATCGCAACGATTACGACATTGCGATCTACCGCTGGTCGGTAACTTATGCCAGCCAAACCGATTGTTTGTGTAAACATTTCTAGTTGATCAGTTTGTTGCACGATGCACCAACTGATCTAGTCTGCGTACTTCGGACTCTAGGTCTTTGCATCGTTGTTCAAGTTCGCTGATGATGCCCATGAGGTAGCGCACCTCTATTTCTAGTGTGCGTTCGCTAACGACTGGCATTTTGCTGATCTGTTCGCCAATCATTTTGAACTCGCGCATTTGAGCCATTGTCTGTTGATGTTGTTTTTCCATTTGCATAGAAAACACTTCGTCATATTCGTTCTCGGTCATTTTTATTACCTTTCGTTTAGGTGTGTAGGAATATAGCAGACAGTAGTCGCACAGTTAACAAACCGACCACGATAAAGAAACACAGGTCTACTAGTTGTTTGTCTAGTTGCCCCATGCAGACCACCCGACCTTGCTGTAGATGAGTCGAGCGGCGCGCAAATTAGTCAACGCATCTAACAATGGCGCTTGCGTACAAATGCGCATTTGCTTACATATCAGGCCGTCATAATTTTTATGGGTTGGTAGCCAATGCACACCGTTAATCTGCAATAGTCCGCTGTCTGATCTGTGCGACCATTCCGACACGCCAGTGATGTTGCAATCTTTGTCGACCATGTCACCGCCAGCACGATTAGGGCAACACCCTGACTCGCGCAACGCGTACTTTGTCAGTTGCGGTATCTGTTCGGGTTGCCAGCCTGCTTGTAGCGCCACCGCTGGTAGCCATGAACAGTCCCCATGTTTGTACACAGGCTGTGTAGGCGTTGTGGTGGTCACTGGTGGCACATAGCGCCATAAATCGGCTTGGTACTGTCCTAGACCGCCTATAAGCGCGTATGGCGCGTCTGTAGGCGTGTCTGACATGTCTGGCGTGGGTTGCGGTATTTGGCTGACACCGACAGTGATTGCGGATAACGCAAACGCGATAATGAGTTTGATGATGAGTGGCATAAGGCCTCGACTTTCTCGGTCAAGACCACCTTACACAGGTTTTTTGGTCACCTGTGGGATTACGCCAAAAACCTTATCCCAAGCCTGTTTAGCAAGTTCTGCGCTGTGGCAGATCACGGGGTTCACTTCTACATGCCACCAGTCCCCAGCATGATATGTGCCAGGTCGCCATGCAGCGCGGTCACATTTCCATGTGCGATTTAACGCGTAGTCAATTACAAGTTCAATGCCAAGCGTGTCTGCGTTCTCTAACAATTTGATCATGTAAGCCAGCGAGCGTTGACGACCCATGTAAATTGCTTTGCCGGGGACATTGGCAACCATTCGATATGACAAGTCAACTGCTACACCTTTGGCATGGTTGCTGACAATGCCGGGTTTGCCTCGTACATCGCGCACGACCCAACTGCCGTTATTCCATAGGCAATTGTCGCTGTGTTTTATTGCGCGTGTTATCCATGTGTCCATGCCAGCCAACGGGCCTGTAACAACTGGTGCTGCGTTAATCGTGTACGGTTTCACTGTCCGCCTTTGTATTTTTTTTGATGCCGTTTGATGCAACTAGACCAGATAGTGCGCCTGTAAGAAACACGCTGATCGTGCTAAGTAGATCAACGATGCTGCCGTCCATTGGTGATAATTCTGCTGGCATGTTTACAAACAGCATGCCGAACAATAGGCCGATCACCATGATCGCAAATGTAACTGCCATGACCACGCCAACTATAAAAACTAGTCGAGCGTGCAACGCCTCATTTTCTAATTTCGCACCGGTCAGCCGTGACATATTCGCATACCTCGCTTATTGTTTTTGTTGTGTAGATCGTTGTGCTGTTTGTTTTTGTGTAACTGCATGACGCTAAACATAGTGCGACTGCTAAGGCTCGAATGGTAGCCATGATTGTGTTGCCTCATTCCAATATGTGTCTGGTGGTGGCGCTGGTTGTGGTGTTGGTGGTTGCCAAATATCGTTGTCGTCTAAAGTCCATGACGGGTATGGCTGTGGTGCAATAAAATTATTGTTGACTGCATCGTATGTGTAGCCAATGCCTGCATAATTTTTGCCGGGTGTGTCAATAAATGTTTGCACACATGGCGCACCAATAAAATTTGTGTACCAAGTTGCGGTCGGTACACCTTCAATTGTTGCGTCATCTACGCCCGTAATGACTTGTTGCACAATGTTGTTTGTGTCAATTTCGGCCCAATATGTCGTCATTATGCCCAACTCACATTTCCTGTGCCAGCAGTAATTGTGGCAACAGTATCTGAACCGTCAACGGCTGTTGAGCCTGTCAAACCTGCGCCAATTGTTATTGTGCCAGCCGTAGTTTTGTAACGCAAAATAACTATGCCGCTACCGCCAGACGCGCCATTGCCCAAAAGCCCGCCCGACCCAGCGCCGCCCCCCGTATTTACTGTCCCAGCAGTCCCGTTTGCACCAGCCGCGCCACCGCCACCGGATCCGCCCGCGCCAGATGTGGTTGGCCCAAATCCGCCACCACCACCAGCAAAAGTTGTTGAAGTGCCGTTAATACTCGTTGCCACGCCTGCGCCGCCTGCGCCGCCGTTTACGGTGACTGCATTAACACCTAATGCGCCTGCGCCACCGCCACCCGACCCAGCGTTAACGCCAGAACCTGAAGCGCCACCGTTAAACCCTTGACCAAAAGTCCCGTAACCAAACACGGAACTGTTCTCAATACTGCCACCGCCCGAACCACCATTAAACGGAACATTAGAACTTGCGCCACCAGCTCGCCCACCACCATTTGAAAACACGCCTGCAAAATTACTATTCGAACCGCTAGTTGCGCCTGCTGGAGTACCAGCCGTACCGCCTGCACCGATCGTGACATTATAATTTGTTAATTTACTTACTGCGACAGCAGTTTCTAAAGTACCGCCGCCACCAGTTGCCGTAACAGATGAACGCAAACCGCCCGCGCCAGCACCGCCACCGTATTGCGCACCGCCGCCACCTGTTGAGCCACCACCGCCCGCAACAACTAAATAATCAACCGCAAAAACACCACTACTAGCAGCACCGCTAAAAAAAATTGCAGCACTAGCACTAGTGAAATAAAGCGTGCCACCCCCCCATTGTGCCAACGCCAACGAACTTGATGTGTTTACTGTCGCAGTGCCTGCCGTAACCGTGCAAGTACCAGCACCGATGTTTTGTATAAATAATGTGTCGCCAGCCGTGAACAAACTTGTGTTAACAGTAATGGTGGTTGCTCCGGCTGCGTTCATTACAACCCTAGTGCCAGCGTCAGCCGCTACAAGCGTGTACGACGCAGTTTTGGTGCTGACCGTCTGGTTATAGTCGTTTGCCTGCAGCGTGTTCATTTGTGCTGCCGTCAAAATTTGATTGGCTGTAAATGTCTGTTTACTCATAATCTCTCCTTAAGTTATCGCATTTGTGCTGTCAATTACGCCATAGGTCTCATTGTCTAATATAAGCGCCGAATAAACCGCTACTTGCGATGTGTATAGCGTTATTCGATGACCTTGAGACACTGTGATGTTGTGGTCAATGCCTTCAATAGACAACGACTGTGTGATCGTTGCCGGGGTTGAATTGGCAAACGACTTGGTAATCGTGATTGTGTCGCCTATTTCTAACGCAGCCAGCGTGGTTTTTTGTGCGTCAGTTAGCGTATTAAAATTAGTGCTGATGCTGTTAAAGCGTGGCAACGGTATTGGGTCTAATAGGTAGGTTGCCAGTGTTGCGGCTTGCCCGTCAGTAGATAACAGGCTGTCGCTGATGACGGTGCGTTGCGTAAAGTATTGGCTGATGCTTGCGCTATTTGTGGCAGTCTGGGCAGTACCGCCAACTTCAACAGTGACGGCCGCCGAGTTAATAACTGACTGCTGATCAAATTGTATATGGAATTCGTCGTAATCTGCACCAGCACCGTTGTCGTCAAATGTGATGCTTGACGGACTAATTGTTTCGCCTATGCGTGGTTGAAATGTTAAATAGTTTGTATTGGCTGCCACAAACACTCGACCCTGTTCGGCTTTGTTGATGCGCGAAATATATGTAAACACATTTGAACCGTCAGCGATTGTGTAGTCGCCAAGCGTGGCAACTGGTGACGCAGTGATGTTGCGGTTTGTTGCCGAATATGCAACCGCAGGATTGTCAAGAATTGTTGTTAAACGCGCCGATGATGTTTGCACCGTTGTTGCGGTTTCTGTCAACGCGGTTTGTGCCAGCGTGTATATGTCGTCAGCGCACGCAATGTTATAGATCGTGTTGCCACCTAACGGGTAGGTGACATTGTATGAAGTTACTTTGCCTTGAAATAAATATGTGCCGTTGCGTGATAGTCGAATGGCGCGCAATGGTGCAAGGCCGGGCTGTTCGGTTTGGTTGTTGTAATACGGTGATGCAGTGTTAAACGGTGACAGCGTTGACGCGCTAGCGACTTGAAACATTGACACAAACATTGTGCCTGCACCGAATTCGTCTAGCGTTTGTTTACGACCGCGCGACACCGTTACGGCATTGCAGAATGTGGTTATGTCGTTAAAGTCCTCGCCGTCACCGTCAAGTGTGCCGACATCTAACAAACTGTCATCTAAATAAAATGCGCTTGAGTCGTAACCTGATGACAGTTCTATTTTGTAATCGCCACCGCTGACAATGGTTGCCATTACCTGAGCGCCACCAAATCACCAATATTTTGTTTGTATTGAATTAACGAGTTATAAACAGCCTGACCGATTGCAGCGCTCGTCTCAATACCGCCATTGACATTGACCACAATGCTTTCACGGTTGGCGATGCGTTCTTGAATACCGCCAACAATTGACGGCACACCGCCACTGCCAACACTTGAACCAGCGCCAGCGCCACCACCACTAGACCCACCGCCACCAGAGCCACCAGTGTTAGTGCCCGGCAACGGTGCACTGGGTGTCACAATCGTAGGCATAGACGCTGTTATAGAGCCTGTGCCGCCTTCTCGAGCCATACCAGACCCAACAGCAGCCGCGCCACTACCACTGCCTATTGTTGGCAACGACAATTTAGGCACCTTGCTTATATCTGTAAACGGGCTAATTAGGTTGATGCCGTCAATCAGCGTGTTAATCATGCTGATGTAAACATTGGCAAACTTTTGAAATCCCGTTATTAAAAAATTAAGTACGCCATTAACGACATCGCGAAATACTTGAAATTTGTTGTATGCGTAAATGATGCCAACTACAAGTGCTGCGACACCTGCTGCGATTGCTGTAAACGGGTTTAATGCCATAGCAAAGTTGACAGCCATGATCGCAACCGAGATTGCTGTGATTGCCCCGGCGATGGCTAAAAACGCTTGCGGGTTTTTTTGTGCCCAGTCAGCAAACTTTTGCAACACTGGCAACACTTTCATCACAACTGGTAGCAGCGCCGCGCCAATACTTTCTTGCGTCTCGCTAATGCTGTTTTTTAATATTTTAAATTTGCCTGCAGCCGTGTCAGCGGCGACCGCTGCAGCGCCACCAAAGTTGTCAGACAATACAGACATCACCGTGTCAAGTGACGCGCCTTCTTTAATTAAAGCCGCCATTTCTGGTGACAATGCTTTAAGACCTTTCATGTTGCCAGCAAAGGCTTTACTCAAAGCATCACTCACTTCAGATAACGACTTATTTGACGAAACTGCAATATCTTGCGCCAGCGTCAACGCCTCGGTCGCTTTAGCGACATCATGTGTACCTAATAACAAACTGGCAAACGCTGGTCTTAAATCTGAGTCAGCCGTACCGCTCGCTCGACTCATGGCAGCAATCATGTCCTCAGTCGCTTTGACTTGATCCATTGTTGCGCCAATAGTGTTTTGCATTGTCTTAGCAAGTTGTGCCTGTTGCGCTTCATCTTCCATTGCAGCGTTAGCCGCCAAAGTCAACGCAGCAGTAACACCAGCAAGCGCAGCCGCCGCCGGGACAGCCGCTTTCTTAATTGCAAATTGTGCTTTTTCGCCGACAGTTTCTAATTGCTTAAATTCTGCAATGGCTTTAGCAATACCTTTGCCGTCATACTCGCTGATAATTGGAATAGATAAAGCCATTAGATACCTTTTTGCACTTGTCGCGCTGCTTCAGCGATTGTCTTTTTTAATTCTGTTTCAATACCTCTACGCGCTTTATACACCGCTGGCCCGATTAGTCGAGTCCGACCAGCATGAACAGGCATACCGACAAAACTTAAACTTGTGTTAAGTTTGTTTTGATTTTTGCGTCCTGCTCCTTCAAAAATTGCCGCCGCCGGGTCTTTTTGCTCAATTAAGATCACGCCGACAGCGTTGCGTCTAGTGTCAAATCGCACGCGCACACCAGCTTTTGCTTTTTCAACAATAAACGGGAAATTGAGACGCGACCGTTTTTTTCCATTTGCATCTTTTTCTTGCCATTTATAATTCATACCTGACAATGGCACTTGTGTGTAAGCCGCTTTAGCAGCATTAAGCGCGGGCTTTGCAATTTCTGTTGCGTCAGCCTTAAATTGTTTTTGCAATTCTTTGTCAATTTTGCCTAATTGGTTGATGGTGTTTTTGACACCCACAACTTCAATTCTGGTATCTACACTCATCGGCGCTGCTTATTCATAATGTATGCAACCGTTGCAAGATCGCGCGAGTCAAATTCAATATGCGCTGGCCAGTACCCTACTTGCACAAGCATTTCTGCTAACTGCCTTCGGTAACTGCCAACGCCGTAGGGTTTGGGTCTGTCTGATCTACCGCGTTAATTTCTAGATCAGGGTTTGCTTTAACCCATTTGCGCCAAGTGTCTGGCAATGTGTCGCCTCGAACTTGCAAGATTAAATATGCCCAGCAACATAGATCGCTGTAGCCGATGCCTTTGCCGTCAGATACTTTACGGTTTTCTAATTTTTCCCATTCGCAAACCACATACATATTTGTAGTTAGTTCTACGGCTGGTGTGCCGTTGTTGTATTCAACTTTTAATTTGACTCGCATGCGTGTACCTTCCCGGTTGGTCTTGTTGTTTTAGTTCTCAGCGGCCAGAGCCGCGCGATCATGAGATCGCTTTAGTTAGTACGCCACCAGCAAACGACAATGTGATTGTGGACAATTCGCCCAGCGATGCGTTAATCGGTGTGTGTGACTCGAGATAGCACCCAGTCAGCGTGTAACTAGGGTTTGTTGCGCTGACCGCAGCGTCTGCAGGTTTTAGCACGATTGTTGTTGTGATGCCAACCAAACCAAAGATTGTTGCTTCAGTTTCGCTTGCTGCATATGACTGATATAACTCAACTTCTATGCTGTTGTTTTGCAACGATGTAACGGCTGAGCCACCAAATTTGCGCGCCGTGTCCCCGAACGCCGTGGTCTCTAACTGCTCGTAAACATAATTTATTACGGCACTAGTGCATTGGTCGGTAAGCGAAACGCTGTTAATCGTTACGGTCGGGTTTGATAAATAAACTGTTGTCGCCATAGTCGTTAATCCTCTGTGTCTGTAGTTATAGTTTTAGCAGATTTTGTTGGCTTATGTACGGATAGGTGCCCAGCCTCAACAAGAAACAATAGGTCTGTGTCAAGTGTGCCTAGTTCTGTGTCTTTGAGTATGTCGCCACGCTTGAGACCGTTTAGACGGTCGCTGGTGACTATGTAGGTGGTCATGTGGTGCTCGCTTTCATTTGTATGTTTAACGACAATGCCGGGTAGTCGACACCGCCGATAGTGAGTGTGGTTGGTCTGCCGTCAGTTACCGCGACTTTGGCTGCCAAAACTTTGGCTGCGACATTGAGCGCGTTGCGGTATGCGTCAGCGTTGCTCGGCCCGAGACTGATCACGGTGACTGGTATTGAGATGTCAACAATGTTGGCGTTAAATGCTGTAAATGACATTGCGTCAAGTAGCACGCATGGTGGCTGTAAGTTGCGTGGGTCTGTGACGCACACCAGATTTGTAACCGCGTTAAGTGTCGTGGCAAGATTATTTATAGCCGTGTTAAATAGATCGGTGTATGCCTGTGCTGCCACTATGCAACCTGTGGTCTGTCAACACCTAACAACTGTTTAACGATCGGTGACAGACCGTTAGTCGAGCCTTGCGACATGCCGTCAAATGATGCAAAATCGCTGATGCCACCGCGCTGGCGATACAACGCCGAACCATACATGATCGTCGCCAATGTGACATCACCGCTAGGTGCTGTACCTAACTGGTCGTAATAGCCAACTTCTTGCCGACGACGATAACAAAACGCGTTAGCAGCGCTTGCACACTGGGTAACAAATGTTGTGTCATCAGCCGTCGCTGTTGCAATACCTAAATAGGTCAATATTTGTGCTGCAGTAATCCATGTACAATTTTGTGTATGAACTACAGTACCTAAAAAATAAGCGCTGAATTCAACATCGGTACCAGTCGCCGCATACAACAATTGGTTAGGCACTGCCACATCTTCGTCATATAAAAATTCGCCAGTAGTACCGTCAACACCTATAAACAAATATTGTGGACATGCAAGCACAAATTGCGAACCGTTAAAAGGTACTGCAATAGATGCAACCGTAATAGTTTCGCCGACAACAATGTCTGTGGGTTCTAGCGTGCTAATGCACGCATAGTTACTTAATAGTTGTTTGCTGGCTGTGTTGTATGTCGTCATGGCGGTTAGGCCGCCTTTCGACTAGGCCTGTGTGATCTTGCGGATCATGCCCGGGATTGCAGCAAAGGTTGATACATAGCCATGGAATGACATGAGACGACCCAAAACTGCAGGCTGATCTACAGATAGCAATCCTCGAATGCTCTCATAGAACTCAAACGCATCGCCAGTACCTTGACCGACTCGGGTAATGATCATTGTCTTAGCAGCAAAGTTGCTGTCAACTACAAGTTGCAAACCGATTGGGTTACCGTTCCACGACGATGCGTTTCCAGCGCCGAGCGCGTTCTGACCTGTGAGACCTGCACCGATGAATGGGAACACTGGTCGGCCTGTGCTGTCTGCAAGTTGTCCGAGTTGACCCCAAACATCTGGTGATACGAACATGTGTGTCGGTGTAAAGTTTCTGCCGTTTGAAATATCTACTGCAGAGTCGTAAACACTTTTAAGCAAGTCGGCTACTGACAAATCCCAAACGCCGCTAGATGTTGCGGCTGTGAGCAAATTGTCTGCAGCAACATTGTCTGATGCGATCATGTATTCGCCCATCAAGTCGTTGATGATCAAATTCATTGCCGGGCCGCTCGTGAAGTCAATGTCTTGTCGAGACAAAGTAACTTGGCCTGACAATGTAGTTTTTGTGACCGAGTTTGCAGCGATGACCATTGTTGTTGCTGACACTGCACTTAACTGTGTCGACTGTGTAGCGACACTTGTGTGAGTTGTGATAGTTGGTCGGATAAATGTTGCTGTTGCGCCGCCATCTGGATATGCGCGAGCGCCGATCGCTTCGACTACAGGACGAATAAAATTTAGGTCTTGTACAAGCGGCAACAAGACAGGCACTGGCAACAGACCTGGTGTATCAGATGTCAACACATCGCCAGCGGCCGCTTCAAGAATTGTGCGTTTTGACGCGGTGTATTCTGCTACTGCTTTGTTCATGTTTTGAAATGTGTCGCCACCAATGTGGTACGCGGCCATGAATTCGCCTGCGCTTGGCATAACAAATTCTCGTTTTGCTTGCGCAAAAATTGGTGTCGCAGTAATTACTTCTGGTGCTGGCACTGGTGCTGCTGCTGTTACATCGCTCATAATTTTCTCCTGTGTAGGTATAACTTCATTTAACTCTGTTTGTGGTTGTGTTTGTGGGATACTCGCTGCGACTTGTGTAATGATCGACCCGGCGAATGCTGGTTGTGAAACTAACGACAGTTCTACCCAGTCGGCGGCCTCAATAATCATCACATTTTCTTTGTTAAAACTGTATTTTGTTGGGTTGACACCGACCGATACTTCGCTGATTGTGCCGTCGCTGGCTAAGATCATTGCTTCGTTGCCGAGCGCTGTTGCACTTACTTTGGCAACAAACATCATTGCTTCTGGTGTGTCAACACGCTCGGTTACTTGACCGATTATTCTGCTTGCGTCGTGTTGTAGGAAAAGTTTGGGGTTGCGACCTGCGACAGACAACGCACCGGGTTTGAACATGACTTGTGTACCGTCTGAAACTGTTGCTGTTTGGTTGTACTCGACTGCGATGCCACTGATAGATCGGCGTGGCTGACCATCAGCCTGCGCCGCATCTACCGTGATCTGTGAAGGGACTAATTTGATCATGATGGCGATACTACATCAACTGGCGTTGGCGTATCTGACATTTGCTCTGTGTAACTGCCTTCAAGATATGCGTCGGAGTCAAATTCCACATATGTGCCGTTTGGTAGCACATTATTTTGGCTAAGTGTGCTAGTAATGCAGTCCGCGTATGCGCGTACACCAAAATTCCAAAGATCGGCGCGCGCTTCACTGCTTGATTGGTATGAATAACTGCCTACCGATATGCCTGCCAAATATGGCGGTATGTTGCAAAGTCTTGCCATTTCCATTGCTTGAAATTCTGCCGAGTCAATTAGCAACATTTTGTCAGGCGTGGTTAATAGTTCTTGATATTGCACAAACTCGTTTAATGCTGCTATTTGGTTTGTGTCGCGAGCCTTTTGAAACGCACTAGCCAAATCAGCCAATTCTTGACCGCTCATAGGTTCGCCAGAAGTTTGACGCAAAATACCCGCCGGGATTTGTGACGACGAATTGCGATTGCGCGCTGCCTCAAGTTTTAACGCTGTTTCTACAGATTGCGTACTTTGATAAATGATGCCTTGTATTGGTGACAGAAATTGCACGACATCGTTTGGGTCTAATTCGCCGCCGTTAAAAATTATTTGTTTAGACGGCGCAAACCATACAGGCCCAGCTTGATCTAATGTTTGCACCATTGCAGCAGGTAGTCGAGTAAACGCCGCAGGGTATCCGTCAGCGGTGCGACCAGTTATGTACCAAAATGCGCGACCGTAAAAAAACAGATCGTCAAATGTCCAAGACAAAATAAAATTGTTTGGCAACGCTGGGTCTATTCTACGCAACCAAGATCGTGGCGCTAATGGCACTTTTTCCATTTCGTTGCCGTTCCACATTTCCGAATATTGACGCAGTTGCATGCAACTGACAACCGAGGCCATAAGGTCTCTTGCCCTACTCACCGTCGGAATGGACATACATTTATTCCGCGCTTGACCTTCAATGTAAGAGTAATAAAGTCCGACCATGCCAACGCCAGAATTGTTTGTGCTTGGCATCATGCCATAAGCGGCAGCGGCTTTATTTGCTGGCGGTGCGGTTGTTTCAGATTTAATTTTGTCTGCAATAAATTCAATCAGAGTTCTAGCCATGCTCAAAGTATGCCACGCATTAGCGCGTCAATGTTGTATTAGGTGCGCGCCGTAAAACAACCGAGAAAGCAGAAAGACGGCGCGCCACCCGTCAATACATTAGCCGTTTGCGACCACGATCATTGGCTTGCCCGAGCTGGTCGGTCGTGACGCGAGCGCTGCAGCCCACACCATGCATCGTGCCAACTCGATAGGGCCTGGTGATCGTTGGCTGGATAGTGCAATGCTGTTTTGTGATCTGACCGCTACGGCGCGTTGCACATGTTCGGCCAACATTTCCTCGCCAGTGTGCACGATAAGTTTTTCGCTAATCATGGCTTTGATGCGTGGCGTGAATTTAAGTATTTCGCCGTAGCCAACCACGATGCGTTTGCGTTCTAACGCAACAGGCCAGTGCAGGTCAATCGTAGGTGTAATGGCAAACCGTACATTGCCGGTGTTGCACAGTCGGTCTACTTCAGCCATGACTTGCTCAAATGTGTCAACCACAAATTCGACTGTGACTGCGGTGCGATGATCAGGTAGGACTACGCATCTGACACCAAAGTATCTTGAGTCGTCTAACGCGCATTCGATAGCGACTGTGCCGCCGTCTGGTATCGGGTCGGTGTAATGCAACGCTGGCCAAATGCCCGGCTGTATCCATGCTTTGTCGCTGGCGACCCATAGGTTGCAACTGGCGCGCAAGAATGACGCACGATCAGGGTTCTCGGACTCGGCTTCAATAGTTTTCATTGTCAATGTCGTGCCCAACGCAGGGTTTGACCATGCCCACGATGCCGGGTCTAGCGGTGACATGTCTGGCGGTGGTGACCATTCTGCAAAGTAGAAACTACTTGTGTGCCCTGTGTCGATAGCGCGCAAACCTTGTTCACGCCATTTAAGCATTGCGGTGCTGGCCTCAGTGCCAGCGGTAGACCAGAGCGACAATAGCGGTGATCGTTTGGCGCGTTGTGCTGGCAACAAACCGCCGTCAACAACTTCGCGCCCAATGTCCCACATCTCGTCAGCGACAATAAGATCGCATGACATACCGTGACCTACAGAATTATTTGCGGCACGCACAAACCATTTAGACCCGTCTGGCATTGTCACCGAATTACGGCCGTAAGACTTCATCAAATATGCGTCAAAATATTTGTTTAAGATCGGCGACAAATTATCAAAGAGCATTACGGCAAGGTCAAGTCGGTGCGCCACCGTCAACACAGTTTGTTTAACGCCACGCACTTTAGGCATCTCAGTAAGCCACCAACCGACCAGCGCCATAAGCGCAACGGTCTTGCCGTTCTGTCTAGCCGTAGAAACAAGAGAAACACGGTTAACTAAATCCTGATCATCGTCAAATAACAGTTGACCTTGCAACGCGCGTATCTGCCAAGGCATTAACTCAACCTGCAAATACTGCCTAGCAAATTCCCTAACATCGTCAATGAATGACCCGGCATGATCTGGCCACATTGTCTCAAGTCTTGGCTGCTCTCGACCAGTTACCGCTAGTTCTGGCTGGTTAGGGCCATTCGGGATAATCCTGACTTGGGTCGGGGTGAATGTCGTTTGCTCAGAAAAAGACCGTTTTGTTTGTGTTTGTATTTCTATTCCGTGATCGCGTAATGCGTCTGCCCGTATTGTTTGGCGCTGTTTGTTGCGTTGTGTTACATATTGTTTGCCTAGTCGGTTGTTGCATGGTGCACATATTCCTCGTAGGTTGCTTGGGTCGTGTCCGCCGCCTGCGTCTATTGGTGTGATGTGGTCTACTTGTGTTGATGGTGCTTTGTTGCACACTGTGCATATTGGTTGTTCTCGAAGTATTCCCCCCCTGTTTTTTAAGTACTCCGGGTGTTTGTGGTGTTGGCTCATAATGCACTGACGCGCGCTGTCGCGCTTGTCCTTGTTTGTGGTTGGTGATGTTTCATGTCCGCCTCGATCTGTTGTTTGTGTTTTGTTTTCAATGTTA